AAAACTAAAAAAAGTTCTAAGTCTATTGCAAAAAAATATTTTAAAGGTACGTTCTAGTTAGTGGAACTAACCAAGGCTTTAAAACATATTATAAATAAAATTGACTCTGAAATAGAGAATAGAAAAAATGCCTTTGCTGACGGTAAGATTATCAAAGATAATTTTGAAAAATCCGTTGGTCAAGTTAGAGGTTTAGTTCTAGCTAAAGAAATAGTACGAGAAACTGCTAAAAACATAGAGGAACTAGATGACTAACACAACATTTAAACTAGAAGAAGTAGAATTAAAAAACGATAAATATCCCAGACCAACAGGTCACAGAATTTTAATCAAAACTTTAGACATAGCTAACAAAACAAACATGGGTATCTATTTACCCAGTAAGTCTATTGAAGACCACAGAGCTGTGGCATCAATAGGTAAAGTTGTTGAGGTGGGTTCAGATGCATACAAAAGAGAAGATATGACAGAACCCTGGTGTAAAGTAGGAGATTACGTTATGTTCGGAAAATATGCAGGTCACCGTTTTAAATACGGTCAAGCAGAACTACGAATCATGAACGATGACGAGATTCTGGGCACAGTCCCAGATGTAAGTGAAATAAGTTAATTTCACTTTTATCAACGAGCTACATTTTTGTAGCGTACAATCCTTAGGAGAAACCTATGCAAGTATTACACGACACTTCGGATGAAAAGAAAAAGCCGATGAAAATAGTTCCTGAAGGGGAAACTGAAAAAATGGAAGAACTTGATACTGAACAAGCTATCGAGACCATGGAAGCAATCGACCCAGAAGAAACTGTAGACGCTGCTGATGAAAATCAAGAAGCGACTGAGGAAGAAGTCGAAAAACCTCAAGAGGAAGCAGAAGAAGAAGTAGAAGCTGCTCCTAAAAAAAAATCAAGACTTCAAAGAAGAATAGACGAGCTAGTAAGAGAGCGGTCAGTAGAGCGAGAAGAACGAGCAAAGCTGGCTTCACAAGTTGAAACATTAAATCAAGAGCTTAAAAGAAAGAGCACTTTAAATAATGATTACAATACATTACAGCAAGACTATTTTGATAATCAGATAAAATCTGCAAATAGAACTTTAGAGGCTGCCCGTATAGCACATAAAAATGCTAAAGAAACTGGTAATACCGATGAAGAGATAAAGATTTTAGAAGATATAACTGACGCAAAAGTTGAAATTAGAGACTTGGAGCGACAAAAACATTTGTTTGAAAGAAAGCAGAAGACAACTGCACAACAACCCGAACAAGTAAATCAACCCGCACCAACACAACAACAACCGCAACAGCAACCGCAGGCACAACCTGACCCAAGAGCACTTCAATGGGCACAAGTTAATTCTTGGTTTGGACAGGATGCAGCAAAAACTGGAGCGGCATATGCAATTGATGCTCAGTTAAAAATGGAAGGATATGACCCCTCATCAGAGGAATATTATTCCGAATTAGACAGGCAGTTGGCAGTTGCTTTCCCAGACATGGGTAAGGGCAGCTCAAAACCAAAGCAAGTCGTAGCGAGTGTATCTCGTGCACCATCCGCACCAAATAAGAAAGTCAGTTTAAGTACCAGTCAAATGGCTATGGCTAGAAAATTAGGTGTGCCTTTAGAAGAATATGCAAAATTTGTGAGGAATACAAATGACCAATAAAAATATATCGTCTGATGTGAAAACGTCTAGAACCCATCAGAAACGTAAAGTAACTTATACACCTCCTTCATATCTGGATGCTCCAAAGCCAAATGATGACGGCATTAAATATCGTTGGCTGAGAGTGAGTATGGGTGGGGAGGATGATGCCCGAAACATATCTAAACGTAAACGTGAAGGATATGAGTTCGTTAGAAAAGAAGAACACCCAGATTATGATGTCCCCGTACATGAATCAGGAAAGTACGCTGGAGTGATTGGCTCTGGAGATTTAGTTCTAGCCAAGATACCAGTTGAGATGGCAGAGGCGAAGAAAGAGTATTACGAAAGTAAAACTCAGACTCAGACTCAAGCTGTTGATGCTGATATTTTAAAGGAACAACATCCTTCAATGCCAGTAACGCAACAACGGAAAAGTTCTATTTCTTTTGGAAAGAAGAAATTAGAAGACTAAAATTTAGTATGGGGTTGTTTATTAACTTTAATTTATTAATTAGGAGATAGAAAAACATGGCAAATGTAGATGCTGCTTTTGGAGCAAGACCTGTTAGACATCTTTCTGGTGGACAAATTAGAACCAATGAATACAAAATAGCGTCTGGAACATCATCAAATATTTTTAGTGGTGATTTCGTAAAATTACTAGCAACTGGTTACATTGATGTAGCCTCAGCTGGTAACAGGATACTAGGAGTATTCGCAGGTTGTCAATTTACTGCATCAGATGGGGAAGTGAAATTCGCAAGATATTTCCCAACAGGTACAACTACACAAGGTAGTGGCGATGTCACTGCTTACATTTATGACGACCCCAATATAGTTTATGCAATTCAATCAGCAGGTTCTGCTGACTTTGCAGACATTGGACAATTAGCGGACCACGTTGCTGGTACAGGCGATACTAGCACAGGACAATCAAAGTTTGAGATTTCAGGTACAACTGGAACTGGAACTGCAGGAATGAGAATCCTTGGTCTATATGAAACACCAAAGAACGCTTTCGGTACAAACGGTATCCTTGAGGCTACAATTCATGAACATGAATTAAACCAACACATTGATGCTGACGGTACTGTGGGTGTATAAGGTAAAGGAGAATAAAACATGGCTGTTATTTCAAGAAGTCAACTCGTAAAAGAGTTGGAACCAGGTCTCCACGCCTTATTTGGTTTGGAGTACAAGCGTTGGGAACGTGAACACGCAGAAATCTTTACTGAAGAGACATCAGATAGAGCATTCGAAGAAGAGACACTATTGACAGGTTTTGGTGCTGCACCAACAAAGTCAGAGGGTTCTTCTGTTGAATTTGATACTGCTGCCGAACAGTGGACTGCAAGATATGTGCATGAAACAATTGCACTTGCTTTTGCAATCACTGAAGAAGCAGTGGAGGATAACCTCTACGATACTCTTTCAAAGAGATATACTGCTGCATTAGCACGTTCTATGGCTTACACAAAACAGGTAAAAGCTGCTAACGTACTTAACAATGCATTTAGTTCTAGCTTTGTAGGTGGAGATGGTAAGGAGCTTTGTGCTACTGACCACCCAACACTTATGGCTGGCACACAATCAAACGAACCAGCAACTGCTGCTGATTTATCTGAGTCATCATTAGAAAACGCAATCATTCAGATTGGCGGATTTGCAGATGACAGAGACATTCCAGTAGCTGTTCAAGCTCGTAAATTGATTATACCAAAAGACTTAGCGTTCACTGCTCAAAGAATTTTGAAGAGTGACTTAAGAGTTGGTACAGCAGATAACGATACTAACGCACTTAGAAGCATGGGTATGCTTCCAGAAGGTTATGTAGTAAACCACTACTTAACTGATACTGATGCGTTCTTTATCTTAACTGACTTAACAAACACAGGTCTAAAAATGTTTCAAAGAAGACCACTGAAGACTTCTATGGAGCCAGACTTCGAAACAGGAAATATGCGATTCAAAGCATCTGAAAGATATTCTTTTGGATTCTCTGACTGGAGATGTATCTTCGGCTCACCAGGAGCATAAAGTACGCTATAAGGGGGGGTAATCCCCCCTTATATTTATTAACAAGTTACATAGACTGCAATAGCAGACGATATAGAGACTATGTAACGAGGTCTATATAACCAAGGAGGTTTAAAATGGCTAATACAACTTTTTCAGGTCCAGTTCGCTCAGAAGCTGGATTTAACGTAGTTAACAAAAACAGCACATCAGGTGCTATTACAGAAACTGGTTTTTCAGTAAATTCAACTGGACAATTAATTTCATTAGGAACAAGAAAGATACAGACATTTGCAATAGATTTATCTGGCACAAATGCAGCGTCAACAACTTACGCAGACAATGATGTTCTAGTAGAGCTAGGTGCTCTAAACACAGACCACCCAGACGATTTAGTAACAGCAAGTAAGTTCTTTATTCACAAAGTAGTAATAGGTGTTACAACTGCTGCTGCTAGTGATGCTAACTCTTTAGCTAACTTACAGCTTAGTGCTACATCTGGAACTGCAACTAACGCTGGAATATCATCTGGCACAGAGATTGTAGGTGCTGGTGTTGCATCATTTAATCCAAGAATTTCTGCTACTGACTCAGTAACAGAAGTTGACATTGACCTTGACGCAACTGCAGGTACTTTCCATGTGTTTGCACCAAACATTAGTGCAGCCATCGCAAGTAAAAACTTATACTTAGGTGCAGGTTCTACTTGTGACACAGCTTTAACAGCTTTCCGTGGCACACTGGAAATTGAATACTCAGTTTACTAATGTATATTTGTAAATATATAGCTTTGCTCCTCTTTATTGTGAGGAGCGAGGCTAAAATTATTTTAGGAGGTAGAAAATGGCAGATGCAGTAACATCGCAAACTATAGGTGACGAAGTTGGTGCTAAAAATATATTAGTAAAAATAACTAATATTTCTGATGGCACAGGAGAGAGTGCTGTAGCTAAAGTAGATGTATCTGCTCTTGCAAAAGATTCCAACGGTGAGTCTTGCTCAAGAGTTGCGGTACAAGAAATATATTATGACATCTTTGGTATGAGAGTAGACCTATTATGGAATGCATCATCCAATGTCATTTGTAAAGTATTAGGAGCAAATGGTGCTCTATCTTCACAAGGTTACATGGACTTTAGAGATTTTGGTGGTATAACAAACAACGCTGGTTCTGGTATTAACGGAGATTTACTCTTAACAACAACAGGACATACAAGTGGTGACCACTACACAATTATTTTAAAACTAAGCAAAACATATTAGGATAAATTATGGCAACATCTGGCACTCGTACATTTACACTAGCTGTAGATGAAATAATAGAAGAGGCTTTTTCTAGAATAGGAGGAGAGCCTCAAACTGGCAAAGAGGCACAACAAGGTAGAAGAAGTTTAAATCTTTTATTACAAGAGTGGCTAAATAGAAGTGTCCAGCTTTGGACAGTAACAACTTCCTCCCAGAGTTTAACGGCAAACACTTCTAGCTATACTTTAAATTCACATACTGTTGATATTGAAGAGGCAGTTATAAGAAAAACTAATTCCGATAATTCATTTACAGATTTTGAATTAGAAAGAATTAGCAGAGATGATTATCTAAACATTCCTAATAAATCAGATACAGGAAGACCTAGTCAATATTTTTTAGATAAACAATTAACCCCCTCAGTATTCTTGTATCCTACTCCAGATGACTCAACTGATGCTTTAAGATTTAACGAGAGAAGAAGAATAGAAGATATAACAGCTTCTACAGAAAATGTAGATATACCAGATAGGTTTCTACCCTGTGCTATAAGCGGTTTAGCTTACTATTTAGCTTTAAAAAGACCTCAGATTGAAATGCAAAGACGACAAGAGTTGAAGGTTTTGTATGAAGAAGAGTTTAATAGAGCAATGCAGGATAACAGAGAAAAGGTTGACTTAATCATAAAACCTGATTTAAGATACAATATATGAAATACGCAACTGGTAAATTTGCTAAAGCAATATCAGATAGAAGTGGTATGGCTTTTCCATACAAAGAAATGCGTAAAGAGTGGAATGGCTCTTTTGTTCATCAATCAGAGTTTGAGGAAAAACACCCACAATTAGAACCTAGAAAACACAAACCCGATGCTCAAGCATTAAAGGATGCAAGCCCACAAGTTAAGCTGGGGACAGCTGACAAATTAGAGAACGGAACAGTGTCTACTTTATTAGCATCACTAGGTGTCACAAGTGAAGACAGAAGAATAGTTGGCACTTTTAAATCTGCTAATGCATCACCGTTGGCAACAGCTTTGACCTTATCTGCAAGTTTAGGTTCAGAAAGCGTAAGTGTCTCCTAAAGTAAATCTATTTGTCGCCACACCTTGCTACGGAAGTATGCTAACAGAAGACTATTTTCATAGCATATTAGATTTACAAAACTTTTGCAGAGAAGAGCAAATAGGTTTAAATATACAAACACTAGGACAAGAGTCCCTAGTAACAAGAGCCAGAAATACTCTGGTTGCTAATTTTTTAGACAACGAAAGTTTTACGCATTTATTATTTATAGATGCAGACATAGGATTTGAAGCAACATCACTAAAAAGATTTTTAGAATACGACCAGGAAGTGCTGTGTGCACCATACCCTATGAAACTTATAAGTTGGGATATGATACCTAAACTTATAGAAGAAGGTAAAGACTACAGAAATTTATGTCACCCTTATGTTTTAAACTTTTCAAACAAAGGAGATATACAAATAAAAAAAGGATTTGCTGAAGTTTTAGATGCAGCGACAGGCTTTATGCTTATTAAAAGAAGCTGCTTTACAAAAATGAAAGAAGCATATCCAGACTTAAAATACACAACAGACCAAATTATTAACAACAAAGAATTTAAATCAGAAAACACTTATCTGTTTTTTGATACAATGAAAGACGATGACGGAAGATATTTATCAGAAGACTACGCATTCTCAAGAAGATGGCAAAAAATTGGAGGCAAAATCTACGCGGACATTGGCTCCAAAATCACCCACTTCGGTTCGTACAGATACACAGGCGAACTCTGGAAACATTTCAACTTCCCCAAAAGTTAAGAATGTAACAATCCCAGTAAAGGGATTATCTTTTAAAATAACGAAAGGATAACATGGTAGACGCAGTAGTAAAACCTGTGAAAACAGCAGTAATAAGAAATCCAAAAAAAGGATACATTAGAAAAGTTACTCCAGAGGAAATGGTCAGGTATGAAGAGAGAGAAGAGAGATTAAAAAAAGAAGGTAAAAAATAATGGCAGATGATGCAACCGTAAATATAACAGCTACAATTTTACCAGACGAGATAGCTAAAACTATTTCTGGGTCAATGACAATCAGTCCAGCTGATGCAAATGACAAATGGTATTATAAGTTGACTAGCGTTTCAAACTCTAGCACTGATTTAATGGCTGGTACATTTATAGACTATACTGCAGTAGATGACGATACAGCACCAACTGCAATTAGCACATCAGACAAAGTAAATTTTTTATTTATAAAGAACGAAGACACATCAAAAGATATATATATAGTTTTAGATGGTGACACAGCGTCAACATCTGTTAGTGACGGCATAAAAATAGCTGCAGGTCACTCTTGGTATTGTAATCTACCCAACACAACAGTTGGAGACATACACGCAATATCATCAACATCGACAGTAAATTGCATAGTTTGTGCATTATTAGATGACGTGGGGTAATAAATTATGGCAACAATGACATTTTCAACACTTACACAAGATTTAAAAGACTGGATGGAGAACGATGGAACAGAGTTTTCTAATGAAACAGCAGGTTTTATATCTTTAGCAGAGCAGAGAATATCTAGAGACATAGACCCCTACGCTTTTCACGAGGCTGCAAACTCTACTTTTAATGTAGGAGATAGATTTGTAAGTAAACCATTTGATGCAAAAATAATATTTCATTTTTTGCTTATTAATTCTAGTGGTGAAAGAGTTTTTTTAGAAGAGAGAAGTGATGAGTTTATTTATGATTATTGGAAAAACTCCTCTACAACAGGCACACCAAAATATTGGGCTAACTATACAGATACAGCTATCTTAGTTGCTCCAACACCCAGTGCTGCTCTAAGTGTAGAGATGACTTATTCAAGAAGATTAGCTGGTTTATCTAGCACTAACACAACTAATTGGCTTACAGAAAATGCACAGGATTTAATATTGTATGGTGCACTTATGGAGGCATCTACATTTACTAAAAATAGAGAAGACTACTCAATATATACACAGAGATATCAAGTAGCTGTAGAGTCAGTAAATAATCAAGCTAGAAGAAGAAGAAGAGATGACTTTACATCTCCCGCAAACGTCATGGGAGAAAACTACATAAAACCAAATATAACATAGGAGATAAAATATTATGGCAATCACACAAACATTAACGAATGTATTTAAACAAGATTGTTTGGATGGAGCACAGAATTTAGGCAATGGTGGAGACACTATTAAAATTGCGTTATACACATCAAGTGCAAGTTTAGGTGCCACTACATCAGCTTACACAACATCAAATGAAGTTAGTGGAACTGGATACACAGCTGGAGGAACAACACTCTCAAGTCAAGCTGTTTCACTAGATACTTCAAATAGCGTAGCATTTTTTGATGCAGCAGACCCAAGTTTCTCATCTGCAACAATTACAGCTAGAGGAGCTTTAATTTATAACAATAGTAAATCCAATGCTGCAATAGCAGTTTTAGATTTTGGTTCTGATTTTTCATCATCAAACGGTACATTTACAGTTCAGTTTCCAACAGCTGCACACAACACTGCATTAATAAGGATTAGTTAATGGCGACTGGCACTGGTGGATGGAATGCTGGAGCTTATGGCGATGACGGTTGGAATGACGGTATCGTATTAAGTGAAACAGGCATAGCAGCTACACTAGCTCTAGGCACTGAAACAGCATCTGGTAGTGCACAAATAAATCAAGTTGGTTTCGATAATTTAAGATTAAGTTTAGCAGACCTCTCTGCAAATATATCAGGAACAGCAGTTATAAATACAGTAACAGGAACATCAGGAACAGGAACAGTGGGCACAGTAAAATTATGGTCTCTTATAGATACAACATCTGGAGGAGACGAAACATGGAATATAGGAGTAGCAAACTAAATGGCTAATAGTTATACACAATTAGGATTTGTCAAACAGGCAGATGGAGAGAATATAGGCTCGTGGGGAGATGTCCTCAATGAACAGCTTATAGACTTACTAGATGATGCCATAGGTGGGTATGTAGAAGTTAGTGTTGCATCTGGCAATGTAACTTTAGCTTTTGCTGACGGTACTGCAGACAATAACGGTAGACATGCAGTAATAAAATTCACTGGTTCACCAGGGACATCGAGAACTGTAACTTTTCCTAATAAACAAAAAACTTTTTATATAAACAATGGCTCTGATGGGTCGATTGTATGCACAGCGGGAACTGGTGCAGCAACAGTCACCATACTAGCTGGTAACAAAGATATTATCTATGTTGACGGTAGCGATGAAATACACAGTGTGCTGACAAGAACAAGTGTTGTTTTAGGCACAAATACCGCTGGTAATATTTTAGTTGCAGATGGTAATCAATTTAATTCAAAAGCCTTTGCAGATTTATCAGAGATTACCTCTGTTGCAGCAAATGATGTATTAATAGCAGTTGATACATCTGGTGGTGGATTAAAAAAAATAGCTAGAAGCACTTTGGTATCTGGTTTAGCAGCTGGAACTATGAGTGATGTAGTAGATGATACTAGTCCACAATTAGGTGGAGATTTAGATATCAACGGGCAAGATATAGTTTCTGCATCGAATGGTAACATTACACTAACACCAAATGGAACAGGTGTTGTAAGAGTAGATGGCTCTAACGGTATTGATATGCAATCTGGTGCAATATCAATCAAAAACTCTGGAACACAATCTTATATTGATTTTTATTGTGAGTCATCAAATGCACACTACGCTAGACTACAAGCTCCTGCACACTCATCATTTTCTGGTAACGTAGTTATAACTTTACCAAATGATACAACTACACTTGCCACAACAAATTTAGCAGAAACACTAGCAAATAAAACATTATCAACTCCTAACATTGCGGAAATAGATTCAACCGATTCAATTACACTAGACGCAGCAACTGATATTATTTTAGATGCAGGCGGTGGAGATTTTAATTTTAAAGATGATGGAACAGAAATTTTACGAATTACTAATTCATCTAGTGATGTAATTATAAGACCTGTTGTTGATGCAAAAGATTTAATATTTCAACAAAGAGATGGAACAGAGGTCGCAAGAGTAGAAGACAATGGAACATTTAATGTTGTAACAGATAAATTAGCTATTAATGGAACTGCAATAACATCTACTGCTGCAGAAATTAATATCTTAGATGGTGTAACCACTACAGCCACAGAATTAAACATCATGGATGGTGATACATCTGCCTCAGCAACAACTTTATTAGATGCTGACAGAGTGGTCACTAATGATGCAGGAACGATGAAGCAAGTTGCTTTGTCAGATTTAAAAACATATTTATCAAGTGCAGGATTTTCAACCGAAGACCCAACTGCACTAGCGATAGCATTAGGATAGGAGAATAAATGGCAAATACATTTAAATTAGTGACAAAGGCAAACGTAACTAGTGCTGATGTTATCTACACTGTAGCAAGTGGTGCAACAACTGTGGTTCTTGGCGTAATGGTAGGTAATACAACAACTAGTCAGGTTACTGCAACTATTAGTCTTGCTTCTACCACAGGTAGTAGAGCAGGTGCTAATAAT